GCAGGATAGATGTTTGTAGTACCAGTGGAGTCAGATAATCCAATACTGGTTGCTTGCTGTGATGATGATGTTGACTGGAAGTTAACGTTACCTGTCTCTTGGTCAACTAAGAATACTTCACCAACTCTGAAGTCACCCTTCTGGTCAGTAGATGAGTAGAATACTCTACCACCATTAGTTTCTACAACTTCATTAGCTTGGTTAGCTAGAGATGAGTCATTGGTAAAGTCTTTTCCCGCACCAATGTACATGAAGTTGTGTGCTGACAGAATCAGTTTACAACCATTACCATCAGAAACAGCACCCTTATTACCATAGACGTTAGCAGATGCTATAGATTTTAATTCACAACCAAAAGCACTGTAGTCTACAAGTGAGATACCTGTAGCAGAGTCAAAGTTATTAGAACGAACATCCTTTGGAGAAGGAGTGTCAGCAAATGTACTTGCTTGATCTGTACCGTTGAAGTGTACTAGAAGAACTGTATCAGTGTCTGTACCATACTCTGAAGATGGAGGAGTAAAGTTACTTGTAAATCTTGATGTTAAACCTGTAGATAATCTAACTTCATCAATCTTACCTGTAAAGAAGTTACCACCAGTTGTTCCATAATCAGCACCAATATTTAATGGTTTGGTTGTACCGTAGTTATTAGCGTCTGTATATGTCCCTACTGAGGTACCATCAAGGTACAGAGTAGTAGTCAGAGTGCTACTGTTAGTAGGGTTGTAACGTGCTACAGCAACGTGATGCCAAGTGTTGAGTGATAAACTACCACCACTGATATGTTCTGTAGTTCCAGAACCATACTTTAATGTACCACCATTCTGATATAGTCTAGGTGCTACGTCTGTATCTGATCCAGTACGGAAGTCAAAGATAGTAGAAGTGCCAGTGGTTGATGTAGGATATATCCAAGCTTCAGCACAGAATCTTGCTGTACCAAATCCAAAGTCTTCTACAGTCTCAATAGCAACAAAGTCACCAGTACCATCAAGTTCTAGTGACGCAGTTCCAAACTTCTTGATTGATGTGTCCAGTCTAGCATCAGCCTGAGCAGTAAGAGTCTTACCTTCTTCTAGTGCTGTTGTGAACTGTCCAAGTCCTTTTCCGTTTAGATATATGTAATTTCCATCATTAGATGCGATCTCACCTTGACCGATTGCCTTCTTGTAGGTGATGATACCAGAGGCATTCATCGCAGCACGAGGATAGGTAAATGTATTAGCGTCTACTTTTGTACACTGATAGAAAGAAATTATTCCATCAGTCATCGCCATGACGTAATCGCCAGTCTCAATAGTATGACCCGCATTTGTGACAGTTATAGTGCCACTACCGTGAGTAAATGTTCCAGATTGATATTGATTTTCTAACTCATATACAAATTCACCAGCTGCGAACGTACCAGTTGTTCCAGATAGTTTTAATCTTGTTTGTCCAGTACCATGCTTACCTGTAGCACCCTGTATACCTTTGATACCTTCGTCAGCGAAGTATACAAATGAGTTCTGCCACTCACAACGAACACCGTTAGTTAATAGTATACCAATAGAGTTTGGTACGATAAATGTACACTCGTTGAATAATACTGATGTCTCTAGTGTGTTTGCGTTAGCAATAGCACCATCTAATTTAGCACCACGTCCTGCGTCCCCTGCATCAAATCCATAAGGGTCACTAGCAGATGTGGTTGATCCTTTGTTTAGGACTGTGACTCTCTGTACATAAGCACTTCTCTCTGAGTTCCAGTCGTTAGCAGCAACGAAGGCATAACCTGTGTCGTTACCACTGTTGTAGAACATGTCCTTAACAGTCAGTTCTGATACGGTGGTGTCACCGTTTAATACAAAACAGTTAAGATCGTTTGTTGCTGTTGTTGGATATATATTTGTCGCTCTTAATCCTGCTCCTCTAACTGCCACTCCGTCTGGAACTGTTAGGGGAAATTCTTCTTGGTATTCACCAGCTGCTACGTTGATTGTATCACCTGATGTAGCGGTAGCTAAGGCATATTTTAATGTAAGGAATGGTGTAGAGGAATGCCTACCTCTATTTCCTCCTCCTAATACTGTAGCAGCGTCAGTACCTGTTTTCGCTACGAATAGATGATTACTAGGACCATTAGTAATATCAGACGCAAGCATAGACGCAGTAACACTAGCGGTGTTTGGAGCCGCGTTACCTATCTCTACGATAGAACCTGAATTGTTTACAAAGAGTTTTTTATCCGCGATATTAATCGCGACTTCCTTATCGACTAGATCACTTGTTGTCGGTGTCGAGTTTGGAGTTATCGAACTCTTTAGTTTGATCCTCGTTGCCATTTATAGCATTCTCTGATGATTGATCTTGTATACTATTTAACTGGGTTTGTAAGTCCAGTATCTTCGCTTCAAGCATAATGTTAGATAATGTCAGTTCAGAAACTTTACGTTGTAATGTTGAAATAATAATGTTTACATTCATGAGTTTTCAGTGTTAGAAAACGCCTCCATCTAAGGTGTCAGACCAGACAGGAACGCCTCCTGCTGTAACTGTTAGAACTTGGAATGAAGTTGTTGCGTCAGTTCCTGTACCAGGTGTTGCCATGTTAGCAGCAGCTGTTACTTGTATTGGGTTTGTACCGTCACCATAAGGAATACCATATTGAGTAAGGGTTGAAATACCTGTACCACCATATTGTACTTCGAGGTCAGTATCTAGTTCTAGGTCACCAAGTACAACTGTACCACGGTTACCTGTTACACCGAAGACTGTAGCAGTGTCTGTAGCATTCTCAATGAATGTCCAAGCACCAGCTCCATCAGCACCTCCAGTGCGATCATAACCAAAGAAACCAAATTGAGCAGCACTACCTGTATGGTAGTGAACTTTAACACCTCTATCTAGTCCATCACTAGCATCTCTAGTAGCGACAATAGCACCACCACTATCTATATTACCAGTGATTGCCTGATCTAGAGTGATCTGCTTAAGACCTGTATTAATAGAGGCAATAGATGTTGAGTTTGCTATATTTGTTCCAGTAATGTCATCACCAACGTTAAGTCCTACCACTCTGTCTACAGTTAAAACTGTAGCACCTGAAGTAGCGGATGCTGTCAATGATAAAGTAGTTGTAGGATCTCCTAACTCGATTGTAGGATCGTTAACAGACATTGAAGCACTGTTAACTGTGGTTGTTGTACCATCAATCTGTAGGTCACCTTTAATAATAACCAAACCATCAGCGTCATTACCAGCTGGGAATGGGTCGATGATCATCTCTGTACCAGAAGTAGTTTCGATTCTATTAGCATCGAACTTTAACTGGTCAATAGTCAACTCTCCAGTTATGTTCTGGGTAGCGTTGATTGTCTGTGTGCCTTGGAACTCAACTCCCGCAGCAAATGTAACTGTTGAGTTAACAGTCATGGTATCTGTGTTAGCAGTACCAATCGTTACATCGTCATCAACATTTAAGTCTTTGATCCATGCTTTAGCACCAACTGCTAAACCACCTGATACCATTACAGCAGCAGTTGTGGAGTTGGACGCTGTAGTAGTGTCAGCAAATGTTACTTGAACACCTGTGTCATACTGCTGATCAGCACCAGCCCATCTTAGTTTGTCTAGGGTTGTCTCATCATAATATACACGTGCGTCATTTCCTGTACCGAACTTTAGGGGGATATCGTCCTGTATAAGAAGTGAAGCAGTAGCATTACCACCTGAGACTCTTCTAAGTTGTAAGTCACCGTCAGAGTCGTCCCAGACTAACTCAAGGTCACCAGTGGTTCCGAACTCTACTTCTTGACCATCTTGGAATACAACTTTACCAGCTCCATTAGCACCTATGATTAGGTCTGCGTCTGTTGTGCTTGTGTTGATTACGTTACTATCAATCTGTACGTCATCAACCAACCATTGATCTATTTTACTATTACTATCTACGATGACAGTTGAATCTGCGGTCAGTGTACCATGTACCTGATCCATCATGTCAGTGAAATATTTACCACCTATAACCTGAGCAGCAGAGTTGTTGTCTCCAACAAATATTCTGTCTCCTAAGTTTGCTTGCGTTCCCGCACCTACGGTAAGAGCTAATTCACCAAATTCAATGGTACCTGGTGCTGCTGTTCCCGTACTTCTTTTGACCAGTAGCTTTGATGCCATCAGAATGTACCCCCGTTAATCGTTATGTTGTTTAATACTGTTGTCGGTATGAACTTAGATATACTTGACTTGTATACTAGCACACTACCATCTTGTAAACCACCTGAACTTGTGTCTGTCAGGTCAACGTCAGCTAATGCACCAACGTTACCACCCCCACCGCCTGTAGCGACGCGAGTGACTCTTGGAATTGATTGATCTCCAAATCTTAACCTTGCCATTAAAGTGTTACTCCCTCAAGTACGCTTACTGTTCCTTCTAACACTCTCGTCTTTAGACCAGAGGGAGAAGTTATTACGACATCATATACATACCGTCCTGACTTCATTGCTGTCGTCTGAACTGCATTTAGTGAAAGTTGTACACGACCCGCTGTTACGGGTGTCATGACTGCTGCTGTAACTGTCACAGAAGAACTACTTGTGTAATGCTTCTTGATCATTGAGGCTACAGTATATCCAGTCATATCGAATTCTGTTCCGTTATCGTTCTCAACTGTGAAGTCAATATTGAAATCGGAACCTTGATATACGAGTAAGTTGGATACCGCAGATGCCATGGTATAGAATTTTCCCTAAAGAGTATTTATCTCAGAGTTATTTATCGCTTTTTTCGACTAGAACTTGAAGCAGAGACTTGAGTTCTGTAATCTCGTCCCTGAGATCCAAAACTTCGTCCTTTTTCTTGCTAGCTTCAGCACGGGCTTTGATATATGCCTCGTACGCAATACGATCCGTATTGACAATAGCATTGCTATTTGGATCTCTTCCTAGGTCTTTATGATCTTCGCCTTTTATTAAACCTTTTTCATCTCTTGGGTCAACGTCTTTACGAGCGTTGATCTCTTTTTCTCGTTCTCTAGCTCTTTTTTCAAAGTCTTCCATTATGCTAAGGCAATGATTCTTAGGTCTTTGACTCGTGGAATGTAAGGTTGATTATAGTTCTTAAGGACTACCTTAAGTTGAAATCCATCATAAGCAGGAGCATCATCCAGTGTGTATTCAAAATCATTGAAAACAAATGGGTCATTTTGAGGAACCATTTTACCACTATCGGGACGACCATCCGTGTTAAAGAACTCAAAGTTCAAGTCATCAGTGTCACCTGCATAACCTACAGGTACCAACTTGTACATCACCTGTATCTCAGAGAACTCGAATGTATTTGCTGCGAATGCCACCTTGACACCAGTAGAGGAGTTATCCAATCTAGCGAGTCTAGTGATGTATATAGCAGCGTTCTCATCGCCTATTCCAGAGGTAGGATCAGCGTTGTTAACGAGGTTTGCGGTAGTTGTGACACTCATACGTTGTGTGTCTACTACAGGAGATAGGTGTGATACGTCAGAGAAGAAGTTTAACTCTAAGTCTAGTGATTTACCACCTGACATGTTACTAATTTCATTTTGCTTAGAAGCAATAACCTTAGTAGCAAGGAAGTAATTGATGTCATTGAGTGTGACATCTCTAAATGTGGTGTCTTTAACAAATGAAGTCTCAGAAACGTAACCAGCTGGGAAAGGTCCTGCGGATGTACCGCTAGTTCCTAACGCCCTAGCACTGATGTTAGTGCCTGGTTGTGCTTGAGTCTGTATTGAAGGAGTAAGAACATCCCATGGTATATTCTGTGAGATAGTAACGTTGTCACCACCCGCTGTCAATGTCTTATGTGCTTTGACTCCTGTAATGTTTAATCTATACTTATGAGGACTGTTCAATGTAGTCAATCCACCAAATGTAGATGTATGATGTGTACCATTAATCTTTGTGAGAGGTATACCAGCTAAGTTATAGCATTCTACAGTCGCATTGATTAGATGAGATTCACCAGTAGCAGCACCTGAGTTAGTTACTGGATCCCAATTTCTTCCACTTACTGAACCTGCATTGTGTCCGACAATATCAATAACCCAATCAGGAGATCCAGTATTAATGTTTTCGTACGCAATGATTTCATCACCAACCTTAAGGAAGCCAGGATTGGTATCGGATACAGCACCCGCCTGACTTGTGCCAGGACCTACGTTACTAGCGGTGCATGCTGCTGCCTCGCTAGAGTTGCCTCCAATACAAATATGGAAGTTAGCTGCTTCTGTCAAAGTAATCTGTGACACACCTGAAGAAGCAAGAGCAACTTTAAGTGTAGTATCACCTACCTCAGACTTAACGCCATCCATGACGACGTAGTTGAGTGATGACTGCATACCATGATTACTATGGAATACATCAATATATGTCTGATTATCTGTGGTAGCAATAGCGTTTGGTAGAGCACTTATGAATCCACCGTTGTTCTCTTCTAGTGTTGCGTTGTTTAGAATCAACTTAGACTGGTCGAGAGATGTAGGTAGAGTAAAGTCTGCTCTGTATATCTTGAACATCAAGTCTTCAAACTGTGATGGTGTCCAAGTAGATGCGTTCTGTGACTTGAATAGAACACCGATGTATGGTTGCTCAGAGATCTTCTCTCCTGCGTGAGCAGCATCAATGGCATCTTCACCTAGTAGTGAGATGAATACTTTAAATTGGTTTGAGTCAGATGTGACAACGATAGCATGTTCCTGCTGATGTCCTATGAATACTGGAGACTCAAATGTAAATGTTGTTGGTGTGGAAGCATCTGTAGATACAACTACATCCTTTGCTTGCTTGATGACCTTAGAGAATGGAACGATAGTTTGTGTAGGTGTACCATTTTCTACAGTCCTTATATCAATAGCAACTGGAATCTCAAAGTCTTTCTGTTGGAAGAATAGATCAATCTTAGTTAGATATACACCACCCTCTAGGTTCTCATCTTGAATCAAGAATGTCTGTGCTAGTGGGTCAGACCATAGAGTTCTGTTCTGAGTGAACTTCTGCTCATCAATCTGTGCGTTACGTACAGATATAATAGTCTCCTGTGTGGTCTGTAGGATACCTGTAGCAGCGTATTCTGTCTGTGCTGATGACTCAGACTCACCTTGTACCTGTGAATCATTAGTTGTATCAGATAGTCGGAAGATACGTGTACCTGTCTTGAACTTAGGGTTAGTTGCTTTGCTAGGATCTGGTATAAAGAATGTACCTTTAATGAATCCTGCTGTATCTGTGATTAGTCTTCTTTCTTTAACCTTTGCTTTAGCACCTGAACTTTGTCCGACAAGGATTTCATTCGGGATTGGATTGCCAGAATATGCTCCGAGAGCTTGAGCAGCAAGAGCACTGGTATCAAGGTTGATCCAGCCGAGGTTGGCGGTGTAGTCTGAGACCGACGATATATTAACGTTCGTGTATGGGTTGACTGTGTAGTTATCATTTGGTTCTAGGATACGTAGTGTACATCCAGAGGTGAGACCTTTAACTGTCTCTCCAACTTGGAAAGGTGTGCTGTTTGTGTCTGCATCATCATTAGGGTTCTTTGTCACCTCAAGTAGTTTAGGTGTAACGAATGCTTTGATATCTACTCCATCAAAGAATGGATAGAATCTTGTCTTAGGTTTTAATTTCTCACCCTTAAATTCTATGTTTCTAGAACGCATGTTCTGTATATGCTCTACAGATACAACCTTGTTACCAAGACTTTGCTGTTCTATGATAGGTGTGATCTTATGTCTTACACCTGTTCTTGTTTGATCAGTTCTGATTCTAGTGAATGTCTGTGTTCTAGTTCTACGGTTCTTACCCTTACCTGTAGTTACACGACGTTGCTCTGATACTTTACCTGACCATGTAGTCTGCCATGAACCCCACTGAATAGGTGTAATTCCATTCTGGTCAGCGTTCATTGAACGTAAACTTGTCATGTAGTTACCTTCAACCACAGGACCTTGGATAGTAGCAAGAGACTTAGTGTCTACCCAGTCATCTGAGGCAGGAGTCAACTTGATGTCACCAATAAATGTGAATACGTTAAATGGGTTTACATTTTCTAGAGCAGAAGCATATGGTTGGTCAACTAATACTATATCTGTGTATGGTAGTGTGACTAGATCACCTGTCTGTCTAATATTGCTAGATGTAGAACTAACAATAAGAGGTAGGTTAGTTGTATAGTGTGACGGACGCACATGTCCTTCTTCAAAGTCTATTGATACTCTATAATCAGGATGGAATGTGTCACTGGTCGCTAGTGATGCGAAGTTATCAACGATAAATCCATTCTTGAATCTATCCATACCATTACTGTCACGCACAGCAAATGTAGCAGTCTCTGCTTCTAGTAGAGATAGCTGTGTATAGTATTCAAGAGTCTTGATACGAGCTTCTAATGATTGTATATCTCTAAATGTATATCTCTTATAGTTTGTTTGCTGAATGGTGATATCTTCATCTACATTGAACACATATGGTAGTATGGTCATTGTAGCAAGGAGCATAGCGTCTTCAGGGTCAGCTGGTTCTACAGGTGTCTCTGATGGTTGTCCATTGATGATGACAATCTTAGCGTCATTATTAATACCGACCTTATCAATTCTACCCAAGTAATACTGATAGGATAGGATTGTAGTATCTGCTTGACCAGGTATACCTACAAGGTTACCAGTGAATGCTCTATCGGAAAAGTTAAAGTATTCAGTGTCTGTATGTACATATGGAGAAGTCCTTGTACCAGTGCCAGATATCTTATCTGGAACCATTGGACGGAAGTCCAAACCATTTCTTAAACCAAAGTCACCAAAACTAGGAATGTCTTTATAGTCAGCAGTAGAATATGAGTCAACACTATAGAATCCTTCTCCTGATGTAGTGTCAAATCTATCAAAGATAACTATCATTCTACGAGTAGGAGCTGCGTATCCTGACTTCCTTACAATACGAGAGTAATCATAATACTGATCTCTTTGACCATTTTCTAACTCATAGGAAGATGTAATGTTGTTAGCACCTGTTCTGATTGTACCTACTGTAATCTTACCACTAGCAGTAGGTGTAGATATATTTTCATCACCTGTAAAGTTGTTGTCATTCAGCATCACATAGAATACTGCGGTGCTGTTAAATGATACGATCTGTGCCTTAGCACCTGATGATGCACCTGTTAATATCTGTCCAATCTCAAGTGTACCTATGAGGTTACTATAACCAAGATTAGGAAGTTCAGGATCAGCGTCATCTGAAGATTCATAGATTGCTTTTAATGAGAATACGTCAGCACAACCTAGAGAAATCTGTCTGTCTTCTAGTCTATGTCCATATCCTGCTGTAGTTTGAGTCAAACCATTTGCTGAAGAACCAGATGTATGGTCTATTCTCAACACCTTCATACGTTGTGTTGTCTTTGCTTTAGCAGTTCTGTTACTTGAGTAAACTGTTGCTATAACAATTACTGAGGTAACACCTGTTAGACCACTGATAGAAGCACTAGCATCGCCAGGATTAGATGTAGTAGTTACACCATTCAATCCGACTGTATATGAGTTTCCTGCGTTAGAACCACCAGTAGCGATTATTTGGAAGTCATCTCCATCGGTAGGATCTCTGAATGTAAGGTTACTTCCTGCTGTGACTGAGAAAGTTCCTCCAGATACTGACTCGGTGTAACTCTTTCTGAAAAATCCAAGTGGAGCCACAGCAGACCCAGAACTATTAGTGGAAGTTGACTTAACAGCGTCCTTCGGAATAGGCGATATAAGCGTTCTCTTTTGTGCTTCCCTGATTTGAGGTCTAAGTAAAAGAATGTTTCCACTGATTGCTCCATTAGCTAAGTTATTCGATGTGACTCTTGAGATGGCGATCTCCCCTGCGTTGGTGATCGACGTGACACGTACCTCATGTGATAGATCGTTGTTAGAGAATGCTAAGATGTCATTGACTCTCAACTGAGACACAAAGTTAGATAGTGATGCAGTTAGTGTAGCAGTTGCGTTGCCAGATGTACCACTTAATACAGGTGCGTTAGCAGATACTACTGCTTGTAGATCAAGCATAAGATGAGCAGTAAATCCTGACTTATACAATGACTTAGCATCAGTAAACTGATAGTTTGTGACACCTGTAATTGTACCAATAGATGTACTAGGGTCTTCGTCTAGAGCGATAGTCTCGTTAATGAATGTACCTGTGACACCTTCTAATGAAACGTTTGAAGCACTACCACTTGTTCTGGAGAATCCAGTAGCACCAGATGTCATACCGACATACTTCTTACCAGCTACCCAAGTAACATTACCTGACATTCCAAGTGTGGTGAACAGATCAACGTCAGCAAGACCTACACGATATAAAGTTGCTGCTGTGTTCCTAGCACCACTATCGAATGAGAATGAGAATACTCTTGCTTGTCCTATAGCAGTACCAGTGGCAGATCCACTAGAACTCTTTCTATCATATAAATCAACTGTATCATATAAATTTACACCACCATATAGATTATTAACTAATACAGCGTTACCGAAGTCAGATGATATTGCCTGAGCGTCAGCGGCTGCGAATGTTCTTGGTTTAACTACATCTTTAAATGTGTTAGCTAGTTTTTCTGTTCTATATCCTGAAACGTATGCTGTACCTGGTGAGATCTGTACTGCTAGATGCTCCTCTACAGGAGTATTACCATCTTGTGTAGTCTGATCTGATGTGTATACACCATTATTGAATGCGTCGTTAAGGTTCTCTCTTACGTCTATACTAAATCTCTTGACATAGTAATCACCAGACTCTTCTTTAGTTCTGGTTGCTAATACATCGTTAATAAATCCTAGATCACTACGCTCTACCTTATTTTCAATAGCACCAACATTGGTACGTAGTAATTCAATGAAGTCAGCAGAGTTAGGGTCTGCTAGATTCTTCTTAACCAGAGATAGATTGATTTTAAATCTATCAGCACCTGGTGCTGAGAAGTTTGTACTACCTATGGCATTATCATATAGAGTAGCATCTTCGTCAGCAGTTATAATTCTTTCTTCTACCTTTAGACCAACCTTATATGATGGGTTGTTAGCATACTGGTCTAATACAAGTGTCTGTTCCTCTACAGGTACAAAGTATCCACGAACAAAGTATACACCCTTACCTACGTTAGCTGTAGAACCTATTGATGTGCTGTTAGAGTTAAGTAACTGAGCAAGAGGTGTACCAGCTACGATAGTAGATGTACTGTATGTTATATCTTCTTCACATGTTAATATCTCACCAGATTGGAATACACTGGTTTCATTGTCGTCTGCTTTTGTCAAGTATGTCACATAGAATGACACATAACCACGAGTAGATGTAGTAGCACTGATAGAGAAATTAATTCTAGCACGGATGTTTGAAGTGGCACCCTTTACAACCTTGCCATTAAGTGCTTCTCTGTATAATTCTACTGGTAAGTTAAGATAATTATTTTGAACTAAAACTACTGGGTAATTTCTATTCAGCGTGATACCGCCAGGCACCACCATACTACCTTCCTTATAGACACCTTGACCAAATGTATCAATTTGGTTTTGTAAAAGTGACTGGAGGGTAGTTAGTTCTCTTGCCTGTACTGGGAAGCCAGGTTTAAATAATACTTTTAGAAATCCCTTATCATCGTCGAAATCGTCGAAATAAGGAGATATATTCAGGTTAGTATTCTGTGCCATTAGAATTCAATTACTACTTTTAGCTCTTCGTTTTGGTCTGTTGATCTAGTGATCGGGTTCCTATTGTCTATGTAGAGGATTTCTCCAGAGTTAATTTCTACCTCTCCGTTAGCATATCCTTCAATAAATGACAGTCCTAACTCATAAACAGATACACCAATAGTGATTTGAGTCAATGGTACAGATGATGTACCGAAGTTTGAATCGGGTGTAGCAGTCACAATATCAGAAGATGTAATTTCATAGTTTCCTGAGAACTCCACGATATTACCAGAGGTGACACCATCATTAGAATCTTGATAGTATCTTAAAACCTTCGTATTAGAATCGTAGGAGATAACATATCCCTTCGCACCTGTTGTGGTTTGAGTGATAGTTGTGCCAGGTGAAAATGTTCCACTAGGTGTACCTGTACCAGACTGAGGGAAGATTAATGCTTTAACAGCAGATCTTGTGTTCTGATCTGAAATAGAGGTAGTGTTATAATCATATGGATTGAGAACCAAACCAACTCTACGGAATGTAAGGTCAGTTGGGAAGTCTACAAATGCTGTTGATGTTTCTAGTTTAGAAGCAAACATGAGACGGTAAGCACCAATCTCTCTCGTTGCATCCTTACCATGTCCACCGTTAGGTGGAATGATGATATCGAGATCAGCACCCGATCCACCAGCTCCAATGTTAGCGATTAGTCCAACATCTATTGTTGCGAAACTGTAGTTAGAACCAGAGTTAGTAACAGTCACATTAGTGACAGATCCAGACTCTACAGTCACAGAACAGAATCCTTGAGTACCACCGTTTATTTCCCAATCACCACGAATAGGTACGTTAGTGTAGGTGTCATTATTATATCCTTGTCCTTGGTTCTCAATAACAACGGTGTCAATAGAACCAGGTCCAGCAGCAGCCTGTACCAAACTATTCTCAAGTACAGGTATAAACTCTGTAGTAACAAATTTTAGAATATTATCAGCATCAATAGTGTACATATATTTCCAACGATACTTATAATCTGATGAGTCGTTGGTTTCAATAACTGTAGTTGATGTTCCTGTTGGTTCAACCAATGAAGGTCTACCTCTAGGGTATGTGGGAGACTGACCGTTGTACAAACATTTGTACACGTTGAAGTCAGAGTTCATCACATAGAAGTTTGAGTCGTATAGACGAGTCGCACCATTAGCGGTAGTCTTAGCAGGACTGTAGTCAGGTTTGTACATTGAATATGTACGACCTGTTCCACCAGTAGTCTCTGTAGGATCTATCCAATCGACTCTGGGTACAACAAGAGAGGTATCAGTAATATCTACTCTTTTAAACGCAACTGAATCCGCATATGCACTTCTATGATAGGTGAAACTATCAATAGGTTCGTTGGTTGGAGGGGAATCAGGTGAACCCCATGCTTTAGCTCGTCCAACAAACAAATACACTTTATTTGCGTCCGATCCAGTACTACCGAGAGTGTTGCGAAACGCTTCGGCTGCGTAAATTCTAAATTTATCGGTTACAAGTGCCATTAGTATAGGGCTTTATAGGTTATTTATACTGTATACACACGGATAGTTGGAAGTATCTCCATTGTACCCGATGCTGTCAAACTTACTGGTAGTGTAATTGAGAATGTAGTGTCACCTGTGCGTGTGATCTTGTATGTTCCATTTAAGGAATCAGCAGGATAACTACCAATCGCAGATGTGAATCTAATGAACCTCTCCATACCAGTTTGGAGATAATGATTATTACCCATTGTGATGGTTACACCAGTTCCTGAAGCATTAAATGTTCCTGCCTCAGGTCCGTTAGCATAACCAAATCCTAGTTGAGTTCCAGTTGCTTTATATCCTCTACCGTTGGTAGTAACAGTAAATGTCTCTGCTGAGTAATCTACAGAACCATATAAAATTCTTTCACAACTCCATGTCGCAGTAGTAGTATTATAATATGGAAGTAATAGTTCTCCGTTAGTTGGGAATCCAACTCCATTATTATAATATGCGTCAAGAACAGGTATAGTAGCGGTCTGTACGCCAATAGAACTGACTAACTGTGTACTGTATAAGAATACACCGTTAGAGATCGCTCTGTCCCTCTGTGTCCTCTCTAAAGCGAGTGGATGATATGGTGTGACAGATGGAGCAGTATTGTAATTAGAACCACCTTGTAGGTTTTTGACTCCTATAACTTTACCACTACCTTGTTCAATAATAGTCTCAGCAAATGCTCCTGATCCACCTCCACCACTAAAGATAAGGAATGGAGCAACCTCGTAGTTAGATCCTTGGTCAATGATTAAGACCTGAACCACTCTACCGTTCACCACAGTGGCAGTGAAGGTAGCTACATTAGGTCTTAGACCTGTATATTCATATGTATCTAAGGAGGAGGAACTCGCTATGGTAGCAAGTCTTCTGATATCTCCTTCTGACTGTACCTGTAATAGGTCGCCAGGATCAAGAGAACTGAATGTGTCCTCTGTTACAATGTCAAGGTTAGAACCAGTGTAGATGTAAATTAATACCTCACTGCCAGCTCTAGGTGCCTCACTAAACTCAAGGATAGATCCATCAAGTGTGTAAGCAACCTCTGGTTCCTGATATACACCGTTCAAGAACATCACAAGGTTATTAGCAGGGATTACCTCATTAGAATCTGATTCTAGTGAGAATGGTTGATCGTTCTTCTTAAGTATGAATGTTCTCTTAGTACCGTTCATGAATGGTGCTATGGAATCCATATCTTGTAACTGTCCCACATAGAAACAGTAGAAGTCCATATTACCTTTCGGTGCCTCAGTAAAGTTGATTGTAGATGGAGTGCCAGAGTAACTATATGATTCACCTAACTCCTGTATGTGTGAGTTCAAGAATAATAAGAACCTGTCGTTAGCAGGAAGTGTGTATCCTGATCCACCAACTGTAGCAGAGAACCCAGTTGTTGATCCGTTGAATGTAACTGTCTCTACCTCAACTTGGAATGAGTTACCTACTGTGCCACCTACGTCAGCAGGATCTACACCAAGTATGTCTGTATTCTTATATCCATCTCCACCAGAAACTAGAGTTACACTTGTCACAGCACCAGTAGTTCTTGCTACAGGAGCACTCTGTGTACCCGCTGCTGTGCTTGGACTACCACCAGTCAGTGATAATGTAGGTGTAGAACTATATCCTACTCCTGTCTCTTGTACAACTATTCCTTCTAAATGTCTACCTACAATCGCTGCTGCTGTAGCAGTTGTAGTTACTGTGTCGGCAGCATTCGCAATAATCTCAATAATGACATCGTTATATCCAAATCCACCTTGATCAACTGTAATACCAGTGACAGCCCCACCAGACACAGTAGCGGTAGCAGAAGCATTAAAACCAGTGTTAGACGTAATTCTGACTGTTGGTACGTTATTGTACCCAACTCCTCCGACGAGGATTCCGATTGATTTGACATAACCTCTTGCTGCTAATTGTGGTACATAGGATCCAGCTGTGGTTGGTGATCCACCTGATATCTGAACTGTAGGAGCAGTCTCATAACCATCACCATGATTACCGACTGTACGTGTGATACCACTAAAGTTACCTTGGTTCAATGCATTGTATGCTAGATCCATCAAGGTGTCAACAGTTGCTTGTACCTGAGTACATGCTTCTCTAGTTCCATAACCTTGCTTCACAGCATTAGCAGTAGCACTCAAGAATGTATGTGTATAGTTTCCACCAATAGAAAGAGCATTGTTCAGAGATGACACATATGTGTGTGCTGTGGTGTTGGTAGATACACCAACGTTGATTGATATTCTATCAATAGAAGAATCTACAATATCTATTGCTTGATCGTATGCCTGATCTTTCTTCTGCTTCAATCCATTATTTGTAGCAGTTACAAAAGCATGAGTTGTTGTGTTTGTAGAAGGTATAAAGTCTAATACTCTAACTTTGAATGTATCATTAGTGACATTTCTAATTCTTAACCACTTACCTGACACTGGGTCGGTAGAACGTGGGTATGTATGGTTAGAACCATTGCCATCTTCAGCACATGTGAATGTCAATGAGTCATCGTCAAACTTAACGTAGTCACCCTTTCTCATAGAATGTCCAACTACAGTAACTACCATGTCACCGTCAGCAGGAGTGTATACAGCACCTGTTACAGTGTGGTTGATGATGTCAGTTCTAGGATAAGAATGATTAGAAGCATTACTATCTTCTAGACATGTAAATGTGATACCACCATCGGCAATCTTAAGAGTTGTGCCTCTAACATGTAGATTATATGCTACGACTGCCTTGAATGTATGAGCAGTTGTGTTAGTAGATGGAGCTGTGTTTAATACTTGTACTTTAAATGTATTTCTAGTTACTTCTGTAATAGGTTGCCATAGTTCACTGATAGGATCACTGCCTCTAGGATAAGCATGGTCGCTACCATGACCATCTTCAGCACATGTGAAGATAATTGAGTTGTCATCTATAATAATCTCATCTGTATCTGATAAACCATGATCCTCACAGGTCACAGTCATGATACCTGTAGTAGGATTGTAGTCAGCACTGTCTATAGTGAGTGTTCTCTCAGATCTTAGTCCATGAGGTAGAACAACAGCACCTGTAGCAGCAGTTACGAAGGTATGAGTATGTCCACCACCACTCTGTACAGCGTCAGTAGCAACATAGCCTGGTTTCCATCTATGCTGTGTAGTATTAGATGATGTACCAACGTTGACTGTGATACTATTGTCAGTTACAGCAGTAATTGCTAGAGCATCTCCACTAGCAGGGTCACTACCTCTTGGATATGAGTGATCAGTCTGATAGAGATCTAATAAGCACTGATATACAAGAGAGTTATCTGTAATAGTGATGGTATCACCTACCTTGAGGATGTGATTACCAATAGTTAACTCAGCAACACCTGTATTTGGGTTGTAAGTAGAGTCAGTTACAGTATGATTGACTAAAGGACTAGGTCCTACGTTGACTGTGATTGTATTAGTATCCTTAGCAATAATTTTTAGTGCCTTATCATAGTATGGGTCTTTACCAAATCTAGGATATGTCTTCTGATCATTGTTACCGTCCATTGAGCATGTAAATGTCAATGAGTTAGGTCTAAACATGATCTCTTCACCAATCTCCATGCTATGTACACCTATGTTCACTGTCATAGATCCTGTGTTGGCATTATATGTGGCAGCAGATACGTTGAACTGTGTATTGTAGACTTCCATGTCCATAATACCTGTAGCTGGATTGTAGTTAGCACCTGTGATCTGATAATTTACAATAGGAGACTCTCCAACATACAATGTGATTGTAGTATTTGTCTTAGAAAGGATAGGAAGTGATTTACGGTATGCCCAGTCAGTAGATCTAGGATATTTGTGGTGTGTTACACTACCATCTTGAGAACACTTGAATGTCAATGACATATCATCAAGTTTAACTCTTGTTCCTACCTCTAGACTATGAGATCCTATTGTTATCTCTACATTTCCATTAGCAGCAGTGTATACAGCGTTAGTTACGTTGTACTGAGTAGCATCAGTGCTCTCATATGCTGTGATTGTAGGATCTTTATACTGTGACTTGGTTGTAAGATTAAGTTCTGGATATGTCTCGAATGATTCCTGCTGTATTGCTTTCAATACCATCTGACGTGCTTCTTCAAACACATAGAGTGTCTCTGCTTCCTCTCCTGATACATGATTACCTACGAAGTACATGTTCAGTGTGTCATACAGAGTATGGTTACCACCGTATGCCACGTTAGTAGCAACTGCGTTCAATACATCTCTTGTATCAGACTTACATTGTCCATCACCTAA